GCCGACAGCGGAAAATACAGAATCAACAGCGGAGGCTATCTTATCAGAACTCAAGGATATTAACACTCATCTCGCAAATATGAAAGGATATGAAGAACGAGATGAAAATGTCGGTGAAATTGTTACACTACAAGACTTTGATAATCAGATAACAGAAGATGTTCAAGAAGTCAAACACGGAAAGTGGGAATACGACAGCGGGGATGTCGGTTATGCAAATTATTTATGTTCTGAGTGTAAAAATTTTCTCACTTTTTACGAGGACATTGATTTGTATCCATACTGCCCTTATTGCGGTGCAAAAATGGATAAGGAGTGTGAACACAATGACAAACTTTGAAAAAATCAAACAGATGTCAATTGACGAAATGGCTCGGAGTTGTATGGACTTTTTCAATTGCCCGTACGGGACTCCGTATATTGGCTGTCCTATGGAAAAGCGATTCAATAACAGCTGTATTGACTGCACAAAACATTGGCTTGAAAGTGAGGCGGACAGTAATGACACCTGATGAATACAGACAAAAGCACAAGCGCTGTGCAACCTGCGTGTATTACGGAGAAAATAATTTTTTTCAAGCTTTACCACCTTATTACTGCCTTGCGAAAAACAAAACCACATTTGATTCAAAAGGAAGATTTTGTAAAGTGTATAAAGCTAAAGATTTTAAAAGGGGGCAACGAATTAGTGGACAAAATACACAGGGCTGATGTTGATTTTTCAATGCAACTTGAAAAGGCTATGAAGCTGAGAGATATCGGCCCGACAAAGTTAGCGAGGAAATCGGGAGTTCAACGCAGTCAGATTTGTAGATACCTAACTGCCGAAATAGCGCCGACGACGAACAATATACGAAGGTTGTCGATTGCTCTGAATGTTACTACTGATTATTTATTGGGGCTGGCTAAAACAGACGAAAGATAACAAACAATAATTAAATTGCACCAATAATGCAACGAGAAAAAATATACAATGGACTTATAATGCAGACGGACTATCTGTGTTGTAAGTCCATTTTTTATTTGGTGGTGCATATATGGCTAAAGCGTTTGCTAAGAGTTTCTACAAATCAAAGCGTTGGCAGGACTGCCGACAAAGTTTTATTGCTGAGCGAATGCTTGTTGACGGCGGATTGTGTCAGCTGTGTAAAGAGCGACACGGTTTTATCGTACATCATAAAATCATGATTAATGAGAGCAACATAAACAACCCTGATGTTACTCTCAATTACGACAATTTATTATATGTGTGCAAAAAATGTCACGATGATTTGCCGGGGCACGGGATAGGTGGTTGCGAACCGAAAAAATATTTTTTTGATGAGAGCGGAATGCTCCGACCGATTATCCCCCCCCGTTGAAAAATCGGAAACCGGTAACCGTAGGACCGAGGGGGGCAGTTAGATTTTTTGCGCGCCTTATTATATAGCCCCCCTCCCCCTAAAATCTTGTGTGAAAGGACGGTGTGACTTGTAAAATGACTGACGAACAGAGAGAACAAAGAGCGATTAAACGAGAGATAAAGCGATTAACGGAAATCTACAAGGACATAGAAGTTAAGAGAAAAGACCTCGCCGTTGGCTTAATCGAGAATGCGGCGTTCACTCGAATCAGACTTAAAGAACTGCAACAAGACATTGCAATTTATGGCTTGACTGAATTATTTTCGCAGTCGGAAACACAAGAGCCGTACTCGCGCAAAAGACCTGAGGCAGATTTGTATAACACGATGCTTGGAAATTATCTTAAATACATTAAGCAACTCAACGATATGCTTCCAAAAGTGACCGAGGCAAAGACTGCGACAACAGACGGCTTTGACGATTTTGTCGAGGGGCGTGACAAGCTTTGAAGCGCTATCCATTAAGTTATAATCCGATACTTGAATATTACGAGCAGATAAAGAACGGCAAGGTTACTGTTTGTGACAAAATACGCAAGTGGTACAAACATTTAAGTGATAAGGTGATTAATCCGACAGACGGCTATCATTACGAAGCCAAGCGAGGAAATCACATCATTGAATTTGTCGAAAACTACTGCCGACACAGTAAAGGTAAAATGGGCGGTCAGCTTGTGAAGCTTGAACTGTGGGAAAAAGCGTGGCTTGCGGCGACATTTGGCTTTGTAGACGATGACGGTATCAGGCAGTATAACTTATCTGTGTTGATTATCGGGAAAAAGAACGGCAAGTCTTTGCTCGCCTCCGCGATAGGCTTGTATATGCTTATCGGTGACGGTGAACCCGGTCCCGAAGTGTATGCAGTCGCCACAAAGCGGGACCAAGCCAAGATTATATGGCAGGAAGCGAAACGAATGGTTCGCAAGAGTGAAACTTTATTGAAACGAATTAAACCACTGCTGAATGAGTTGAGTTCGGAGGACTACAATTGCGGAGTGTTTAAGCCGCTTGCTTCTGATTCAGATACACTCGACGGTTTGAATGTGCATTGTTGCCTTATGGACGAAGTTCATCAATGGAAAAACGGCAGACAGCTGTATGACATTATGGCAGACGGTACGATCGGGCGAGACCAACCTCTTATCCTTGTTACAACAACAGCCGGAAAAATCAGAGAGGACATCTACGATGAAATCTATGACGATGCTGTCCGCACCACGAACGGCTTGTTTGACGAGGTAGGCTACAAAGATGAGCACAGCCTTTACATCATCTACGAGCTTGACAAGCGCGAAGAATGGGAAAAACCCGATTGCTGGGAAAAGGCAAACCCGGGACTTGGTACAATTAAAAACCGAAACGCTCTTGCAAGCAAAGTTAAGAAAGCACAGGCAAATCCGTCACTTGTACGCAACCTTGTATGCAAAGAATTTAACATAGCCGAAACATCAACTGAATCGTGGCTCAATTTCGAGGAGCTTAACAACGAAACAAAATTCGATGTGAAGGAGCTTCGCCCGACTTACGGTATAGGCGGCGCAGACCTATCAAGCACAACCGACCTTACGGCGGCCAAGATGTTGTTCCGAGTGCCTGACAATGAAAATATTTATGTATTGTCTATGTACTGGATACCTGCCGACCTCGTAGAGAAAAAAGTAACCGAGGATAAAATTCCTTACGACAAATGGATAGAACAGGGCTTTATGCGTACCTGCCCCGGAAACAAGATTGACGCAAGTGTTGTAACAGCGTGGTATCAAGAGCTACAAGACGAATACGACATTTACTTGTGGAAAGAGGGCTATGACGCTTGGTCAGCTCAGATGTGGGTTAATCAGATGATTGACGCTTTCGGTCCTACCGTTATGGAAGCGGTACATCAGGGCAAGAAAACACTGTCTGCCCCGATGAAAGCCCTTAAAGCAGACCTTGTAAAGAAAAGAATAATTTACAACAACAATCCAATTGATAAATGGTGTCTTGCAAACACCGCAATAGATGAGGACAGAAACGGTAATATACAGCCGATTAAGACCTCGAAGTCAACAAGACGAATTGACGGTACTGCGGCATTACTTGACGCTTACACGATATATTTTGAATATGAAGACGAATATTTGAGCATTGTTTAGGAGGTGAGAGAATGGGAAAATTTAAGAACTTTTTAAATTCTGTTCGCAATGTCAGGAAGACAAAGAATTTTTCAAGGGTTGAACTTGTCACACAAAATAATTCAAATTTCTTCTTGTGGGGCAACAGAGCATATGATTCCGACACCGTCCGATCTTGCGTTAATGCACAGGCTCTCAGATTTTCAAAATTATCCATTAAACACATAAGAGAAACAATCGTTGACGGTAGAAAAGACCTCTTAATCAATCCCGAGCCTTATGTCAAATTTTTGCTTGAAGAACCAAACCCGTACACAACAATGGATATGCTCCTATATAGGACAAGCACACAGTTATCGTTATCGGGCAATGCTTTTTGGCTGATAATCAGGGATTCAAACGGCTTGCCGACAGAATTGTATTTTATACCGGCTAAATCAGCTACGGACTTGTACGACACTAACGGCAACCTTGTTTATGAATTTATCCTTGCAAACGGCAAGACTTACCGCTTCGCCTCCGAAGATGTCATACACTTGCGTGATGACTTCGCAGAGAACGATATATTTGGAAGTGGCAAATTTAAGGCTCTTGCTCCTTTGCTCGAAATTGTTGAAACAACCGACAGCGGCATCATCAGCGCTATCAGAAATTCAAGTGTCATTAAATGGTTGCTGAAATATACCTCATCGTTGCGTCCTGAGGATTTGAAGAAGAACGCAAAAGCTTTTGCTGACAACTACCTTAACATCAGTAACAGCTCTGTGGGCGTTGCGGCAGTTGACGCAAAGGTTGACGCAAATCAGATAACCCCGAACGACTATGTTCCCAATGCTTTGCAAATGGATAGAACGAAAAACAGAATCCTTGAGCTTTTTAACACTAATGTGAAAATTATCACATCAACAGCGAACGAAGATGAAGAAAACGCCTACTTTGAGGCGGTGATTTCACCTAAAATTATTCAGCTTAAAAACGAGCTGACACGGAAACTATTCACTCGCCGTCAGCGTAGTTGTGGAAATTACATCGCAGTAGGTTCGTTCAATTTGCAATCTGCAAGTTTAAAAACAAAGCTGAATTTTGCAGGAATGGTTGACCGTGGAGCAATGCTCCCGAATGAATGGCGAGAATCACTCGGTCTTGCTCCTGTTCCGGGCGGTGATACTCCGCTCAGAAGATTAGATACAGTTGCAGTTGACGAAGGAGGTGAAAATGATGCCGAAAACAATTGACATTAAAGGCCCTATCATTACGAATGATGATAAGTGGATTTACGACTGGTTTGGAGTAGACTACTGTTGTCCAGCCGACATTCGCTCACAGCTTGACAAAGTGGCGGATGATGAGGGCGTACAGGTTGTTATCAATTCATCAGGTGGTGACATCTTTGCCGCCTCAGAAATTTACGATATGCTCGCCGAAAGCAAGGCTACAATCAAGGTCGTTTTTGCCGCCTCGGCCGCTTCATACATCGCTTGTGCGTGCACATCTGAAATTGTGCCAACAGGTATGCTTATGATTCATAATGTTTCAAGCTATGCCGCAGGCGATTACAATGACATGGCACACGAATCAGGCGTGTTGCTTAAAGCAAGTAAAGCCGTCGCAACAGCTTACCGACTTAAAACGGGTATGAGCGAGGACGAGCTTATTGGACTTATGGACAAGGAAACTTGGTTCACTGCTGATGAGGCAGTTAAAAAAGGCTTTATTGACAAGGTCACGGAATACGCCGAAAAGCCAAAAGAGGTTAAACTTGCGGCAAGTCTTAGCGGCCTTATCCCTGATGCCATCATCAAACAGATGAGGGACGAAAAAACACAGCTTACAGCAAAACTTGAATTACTCAAACGAAAGGAAGTTGAAGAAGAATGAACAAACAGGAATATCTCGACAAGAGAAATGCACTCTATGATAAGGCTAAACAGCTTATCGCAGAGAACAAACTCGCTGAGGCGAGAGAGGTAACACAGCAGATTGATAAACTTGACAGTGAGTTTGAAAATTCTGCCGTGAAAATGGCAAATAAAAATGCAGAGGAGGGAATCAAAATGCCTGCACCATTTGAAAATCACAAGGCAAACATCGACCTTACAGATGAGGACGAAAAGGTAACAGATATGTACGCAACACTTGAATACAGAAAAGCATTCGCTAACTATATTCAGAACGGCGTACCCGTGCCACAGAAGTTTATGAATGTGGCATCACAGACCACATCAAGCACTGCGGCGGCTATTGTGCCGACCACAATGTATCAGCGTTTAATCGTTGAACTTGAAAAAATCGGCGAAATTTACGCAAGAGTGTTCAAGACGGCTTATCCGACAGCGCTCCTTATCCCTACACAGAACATCCGCCCGACAGCAAGCTGGGTTGATGAGGAAAAGGGTTCAGACCAGCAGCAGGTAACTACTGACAAGGTTGTCTTTGCCGGCTATAAGCTTGAATGCAAGGTTGCGTTCTCGCTCTTTATGACCAAAACGGCGCTTGATACTTTTGAATCACAGTTTATCGACCAGATTAAGAACGCAGTTGTTAAGGCTTGTGAAATGGCAATTGTTAAGGGTTCGGGTTCAGGTTCGCCAACAGGTATTCTTTCATGCACTCCGCCTGACGGTCAGACAATCGAGATTGCAAAAACCGGCAAGCTCACATATTCAACACTCTGCTCTGCTGAGGCGGCTCTTCCTGCTGCATACGATGACGCTGTATGGCTGATGACAAAGAAGTCATTCTTTGCATTTATGGGCATCACAGATAGCAATGGTCAGCCTGTCGCTCGTATGTCCGAAGGACTTAACGGCAAGCCGTCACTCTCACTTTTCGGTCGTGCTGTTATCCCGACAGACGGCTATATGGATTCGTACGCTGACACGGTTTCAGCCGACACAACCTTTGCGATGATGTTCAATCTTAACGATTACATCTTCAACGAGGTAATGGGTTTAAGTGTCAAGAAGTACGAAGAGGACGACACCGATAACACAGTCCTTAAAGCCGTAATGCTTGCAGACGGTAAGGTCGTGGATACTCACAGCCTTGTCAAGCTCGTTAAGAAAAGCGCTTAAAAGAGGTTTGAATTATGGCAGTATCCAATGAAATTGAAGCCGTAAAGGTTTCGCTCCGTATCAATACGGTGTTGTTTGATGATGAAATATCTGCCCTCATTGATTCTGCCAAAAGTGACATGGCAGGTGCAGGAGTTGATGTCAACGACAAAAACTCAACTGCACTTGTTATGCAGGCAATCAAATTCTATTGTCGTGCTTATTTTTCGGTTACCGCCGACAGCGAATGGGCACGACATTACGAAGAATTGCGCGATGCAATGGCTGCGAGAGGAGCGCAAACATAATGAATGCAGATACTCTTGTTAAACTTGTCGAAAAGTCAGGGCAAACAACCAATGACATCGGCGAAATTGTGTATCAGGAAAAGCTCCGAACGATTTATGCACAACGCAAATATGTCCGACAATCTGAATTTTTTCAGGCACAGGCGAACGGGTTGAAGCCCGAATGTATGCTTGAAGTCAACTCGTTTGAATATCACAATGAAGAATTTTGTTATCTCGAAAATAAGAGGTTCAAGATTTATCGTGCGTATGAGATTAAAGGCACAGAGCGTACAGAGTTGTACTTGACTGATGCGGTAGGTGAAAACAATGTCACTTCCTAAAGCAGTTAAAATTACCAAAAACGGTGTTGAGATAATCAGCAATGTTGACCGCATTCAGTACACACTCAAAGAGCTTGAGAGAGCCGCTCTGCGCGATGTTGGAAAGCTGGTATGTAAACGGACAAGGCAGAAAATAAAACGCAGGTCAGGGCGATTAGCAAAAAATACGCAGTATTGGGTACGCTCAAAGCAAAAAATTCCTGACTTACAGGTAGGATTTAAGCCGGGCGGATTCTATGGACTGTACCAAGAGATTGGCACGAATAAATATCCAAAAATCGGAGCATTGAGCGACGCTGCCGAAAGCAATATCAAGGACATCATAAAAATTGAACAACAGTACCTCAGTGCCGTAGGCACAGAAGAGGCAGAACGAAAAATCAGTGAGGGGGAATACAGCGGTGAATAGCATTAAAAATTTATTAAATGCGGTTTTGTCGCAGTATGTCCCCTCATTTTTTATGGTTGGTGACGGCTTCCCGAGGCTTGTTTACGAACTGAAACAGCTTTACACCGACGAGCCGTACAAGAAATATCTTGTTACGCTTAATCTGTACGATAGGTTCACCACCGAGAAAATCGACAATATTGTGGATGAAATCTATTCGGATGTTGCGAGGGCAACCTATACACAAGGTGAACGGCATTACAAATTCTACAATAACAGCGACAGGCAGTATGTCGCTGAATCCGATAAAACAATAAACAGAATAATGACAACCCTTGAATTGAGGGTTTACGAAAGAGAGGACGATTGAAATGGCAACAGTTAAGCCACGAAAGATTAAACCGTACAGCGGTTATAACGCTAAGACGGCTGACCATATGCTCCTTGATGCAGGTGCGTTTTTTGCAAATTACGATCCTGCTACGGACACATACGCAAGTGCCAAAAAGGCAGGTAAATGCCTTGGCGTAACAATCAAAGGCGGTGAATATTCAGCCAAGCCGATACTCCGCCGCCTTGAATTTGACGGTGTAAAAACACGAACTAAAGGCGATACGGTAGTTGACGGTTGGGAGGTTTACCTTAAAGCGACACTTGCTGAGATGACTACTCAGAACTTCATTTACGGTCTTGGAATTGCCGACAAAAGCACAGACGAAAAGGTCGTAGGCTACGATGTAATCACAGGTAGAGATGTTATTCTTGACGGTGACTACATTAAGAATATCACTTGGGTAGGCTGTCTCCTCGGGGAGGATAAGCCGTGTATTATTCAGGTGTTCAACGGCTTCAATGAGAACGGTCTTACACTTGCAATTGCCGACAAAGACAACGGTAAGGTAGAAGCTCAGTTCTATGGTAACCTTTCACCCGAGGTTTATGATTCAGAGGACGAAATCAAACCGCCGTTTAAGATTTTCAGACCGACAGAAAAAACGGAAACAGCGGAAGCAACGGAGGCATAATTATGAGAAAATTAAGCATTAAAGACGCATTTACTTTTGCTCGCATTATCAAAAAAGCAGACATCAAAGAGGAAATTGCAGACTTCGCAAATCGCATTGCTGTCAAAAACAACAGCAAAGATGAAACGGTCAACACCGAAGCGGTCGGTCTTGAATTTGTGATTACTTTGATAACTTCTTTATCAAACAAAGAAACAGAACAGGAATTTTATTCATTACTTGCCGACATCAGAGGCGACATCACTGCCGATGAGGTGAGTAAATTAAGTATCCCCGACGTCCTTGATAATGTAAAGACGATCGTCAGGGAGAACGATATTAAGAGTTTTTTTACCTCGCTCTCAGCCTTGAAGTAAGAACATTTGGAATGCTCATGCAGTATTGTTGCGGTAATACTGCCATACTGCATGAGTTGTCTTTCTCCAATGCTGTCGAAATTATCAAAAACGCTATAAATGACCGTAATGACGAATTGCTTTACAAAGCCTATATTTTGACTGTTGTGGGAAATTTCACAGGCTTGTTGTACACGGATTTCGTTAACAAGGCAACAGGCTCGACACGGCCTAATAACATTGTTGATACGGTCAATACGGAAGAAATTGAAAAAACGGTTGAAAACTACCTTGACAATTATAAATGGGAGGAGGTGTAGTTAATGGCTGTTGAAATATTTAAGTTGTTCGGCTCGATATTCGTAAATAACGATGAAGCAAACAAATCCATTGCAGAGACCGAGAAGAAAAGCAAGGGCGTTGCTTCAACGCTCGGTAGTGGAATAAAAACTGCTGCTAAATGGGGAACTGCACTTGTAGGTGGAGCGGCGGCAGGCGTAGGAGCATTGTCCACTGTCGCAGAGAGCACCCGAGAATACCGAACGGAAATGGGAAAACTTGACACAGCTTTCACCACTAACAAATTCTCAGCGGCAGACGCAAAACAGACTTACTCTGACTTGTATGCCGTAGTCGGTGACAGCGGACAGGCAACTGAGGCGGCTAATCATTTATCATTGCTTTGCGATTCCACAAAAGACCTGCAAAGTTGGACAGAGATTTGCACAGGTGTTTACGGTCAGTTCGGCGATTCGCTTCCGATTGAAGGCTTGACCGAGGCGGCAAACGAAACAGCAAAAGTCGGGACTGTAACAGGTTCGCTTGCCGATGCGCTTAACTGGATGGGCGTGTCAGAAGATGAATTTAATGAAAAACTTGCTAAATGCTCATCAGAACAAGAAAGACAGCAGTTAATCACATCAACTCTCACAAGCTTGTATTCGGATGCCTCTGCTCAGTACAAGGAAACAAATGGCGATGTAATGGAATCTAACAGGGCTCATCAGCAGCTGTCTGATACAATGGCGCAAATCGGTGCTGTCGCTGAACCTGTGCTTAATTCGCTTATCGGCTTAGGCGGTAAGCTACTGGAGCAGTTATCACCGATTATTGAAGTTGTAGCTGATAGCCTTGCGCCTGCGCTCATTAACATCTGCGAAGAGGTCGCCCCGATAATCGTGTCAATGCTTGAACAGATTATGCCCTTGATTGAGGAATTGCTCCCGTTTATAGCTCAGCTTATAGAGCAGTTAGCCCCTCTCATCATACAGATTGTTGAACAATTGTTTCCGCCTTTACTGCAAATTATACAGGACTTATTACCGTATTTCATGCAGATAATTCAGGCTATAATGCCATTATTCAGTACGCTTGTAGAACTCTTAATGCCCGTTATTGAGGTGTTCGTTCAGCTTGCCGGCGTATTGCTCAATGGATTGTTGGCGGCACTTACTCCGATTATAGAGGACTTAGCTACATTTCTTAATGACCTTTTAACACCTCTTATCCCGATTATCAGTGAGTTGTGCGATACAATTGTCGGCATTCTACAGCCTGTTTTTGAACAGCTGTTGCCTGTCATAACACAGGTTTTTGACGCTCTTCGCCCGGTTCTTGACCTACTCGGTGAAATGCTTGAAACACTTATCCCTGCGCTTGTTCCGGTGATTGAATGGTTGGCGCAAATCTTTTCGGAGGTTTTAGGCGGTGCAATTAAAGGAGTCAAAAAAATTCTTGAACCGCTTTCGGGGATTTTTAATGGAATTGTGGATTTTGTAAAAGGTGTTTTTTCGGGAAACTGGGAACAAGCGTGGAACGGTGTTGTTAACATCTTCAAAAACGTATTTAACCTTTTACCTACATTTGTTGAGAATGTAATCAACGGCATTATTTGGATTATTAACAAGCTCTTGGAGGGCGTAAACTGGGCAACATCAATGATAGGCTGGGAAATAGATCCGATTCCGGAAGTGACCTTACCTCGTTTCCGTGCAGGTATTGATTATGTTCCACATGATAAGTTTGTCGCATATCTTGATGCCGGCGAAGCAGTTCTCACAGCTCAAGAAGCCGAGAAATACCGCCAGTCTAAGCGTGAAGACAGAGGCTCAGTATTTGGAAATGATTCAACTAACATCGTCAACAACATAAGTGTTAATATCCCCTCGGTCGCTATTAACAATGACATGGACGTTGACAGCTTTGTTGCTGAAATGAGCAATCGGTTAGCTGACGAAATCACAAGGAGGCAGAAAGCATATGCATAACTTTTATTTCGGGGGTAAATGGCTATCATATTTCGGGGGTCGTATCACACAAGCGCCACAGCACGAAATCCCCGTCAGAGATGTTTCAACGGTTGAAATCCCGTGTAGAGACGGTGATGTCTTGCTTGATAACGGGCGGTGGAAGAATGTTGAATTTGAGCGTGAAATCTCCTTTTTGCCGTATTTATCCGAACTGTCAGCAAAGCACCTTGCAAGGGCTGTTATCGAATGGCTAACTTTAACTCGAGGCTACCAAAAGTACAAGGACACTTACAATCCCGGATATTTCACCGAGGCTTACATATCAAATACTGACGACATTGTTCGTGAACTCCCAACATTACTAACAACAAAAATCAAATTCAACCGCCAGCCGTGGTGGTTTTCAGAGCTTGGACAGCGGACTATTGATTTTGAGGTTAATAAATCGGTTTCCTTGCACAATCCCGAACAATATGAATCCTTACCTACTATCATCATAACTAACACGAATGTTAGCGGTGGCACTACGGCAGTTGCTAAAATTAACATAAACGGTGAATCACTTGATTTGAAGTGCACAGGCGGTTATGACTACGCTGTGCTTGACGGCGAAACTATGCAGTATATTGCACACAAATCAGACGGTACAACTAATTTTGTTGACGATACTATACCTCCTAAATTAAAGGTTGGAAACAATCAAATTGTTGTAACTGCATATAAAAACGCATTACTGTCAATAAGACCGAACTGGAGGAGATTATAAAAAATGTTCCCTTTGTTGTATAAATCGGATTTTAAAACAATCGGCCCAAGTAGATTTAACCTACTCGGACGGTTTACAGAAATAATCAGCGGTAAAGTTACCGAGGAACGAAACGGCGATTATTTGCTCGAAATGGAACTATCAACAACGGACAGATGTGTCGACTTGCTCGACACGCAGTATTTCGTTAAGGCAAGACCGAACCCAACCGATGAACCGCAGTATTTTGAAATTTATGATTTGCAGTATAAAGACAAAAAATCAATTACGGTTAAAGCAAAGCACATTAAGCACAATTTGTACAATAACTTTTTAGTTGAAACTCAGAATCAGACAGATGTTGTACATACTCCAAAGGAATGGTGGGATATACTTTGCACAGGTCGTGATTTTGAGGGTGATTCGTTGTTTGCGCAGGCAACCTTGTGGGAGCACTATTTCAAATTTACATCAAATATTACCGCAAAATCATCTATGACGCTTGGATTCTGTACGCCCTGTACTCTTGGTGATTTTATGGGTGGTGCAGACGGTTCACTCGTTGATGTTTTTGGCGGTGAATACAAATACAACAATTTCAATGTGTCGTTGTTAAAAAGCCGTGGGGCGGTTACAAGCTACCATTTGCGCTGGGGAAGTAACATCAGCAGTCTTACGCAAACGCTTAATTCAGATGATATCTGTTCCCACGTTGCAGCTTATGCCACTTGCCACGACACATACAACGACAAGAACGTCATCCTCTGCTCTCAACCGCAAGAACTCAAAACCCATAAATCTAAGCTAATTAAGGTGAAAACGGTTGATGTTTCGGATGGCGGTTCGGTCTACATCGGCGATGAAACAGGTTACTGGGATTTTAATGCCCACACAGGTGAGAACAAGGACTTCTTAATCCAAAAGCTAAATATTCAGGCACAGGTTTTAAGAGGACAACTCGTAAACACAAACGGAGCGCCTACGCTCAACGTAAAGGTTGACTATCCCCCGACACTTAATGAAATGCTTGGACTGCATTTATGCGACACGGTGTATGTTGATACTGAAAACGATAGCTTGCAAGCGAAAATCATTAAGACAGACTATGATTTTGTGCTTGAACGTTGGAACAGTCTCGAACTTGGCACAGCGAAGTCAAAGTTATCAGATTATATAGTTAAATGAGGTGAAAACATTGAATATTAACCATACCAAAATGACACTTGAGATTAACAGCTGTAAAAACTACGAAATCTTAGAGGTCAGACAGGGCGACAAAGGCTCACGCATTATTGATTTTGCGTTCACCGTCAACGGTGAAACTGTTGACCTTGCCTCTACGATGTCAGCGAAAGTCAATGCTACGGTTGACGATGTAATCGTTGCGGACGGTGTTGCCGCTGTTGTTGACACAAAAAATAATGTGGTCACAGTTACGCTTACAGATACAATGCTCGCATTATCAGGCATTTGTAAAATGGATATTGTGCTTATGGAAGGCGACGAAATCATAACTGCTGAAACCGTTTGTTTACGTATTGGAAAAAGCGTAATCAACGATGACAGTAAAGCTTTTCCGGGCGCAAGCTCTTTTGCGGACATCACAAAAGAAGTCGAGAATGCAAGAGGCAGTTCTAATTCACTTGGGGCAAGGCTTGATACAGTCGACACAAATCTTACAAACAAAGCTAATAAAGCGACAACGCTTGCAGGGTACGGAATTACGAACGCATACACGAGAGAAGAAACAGACAAAAAACTTGCCCGAAAGCTCGATTCAATGCCGTTTGACAGTGAACCAAAAAATAATAGTCCGTGTTATCTCACGAGCGGTACGGTTTACAAAGCTCTACTCTCAAAAGCCGATAAGACTGAAACCGATAATTTGCTCGCTGAAAAAGCAGACAAGGTAGATGTTGATACCTTACTATCAAACAAAGCTAACCTTGTTAACAGCTCTAACATTTTTGATTTTGATGCTTGGGCGAAAGGGCTACAGAGTCTTACTAATCCAGTTTACAGAGGTACTCTCGATAAAGTGGATTATACCGAAAAATCATTTGCTTTAACAGCCACTGAACCCAGGGCATACACAAACGGATGGATTTCATCATCACTCTACCCACAATCCATGAGAATAGCAGTTAAGCCTAATACAAAATATTTATTCTCGTGGCTTCCTTCCTCTACCAATTGTGGAGCGTATGTTTTTCTGAATGGAGTTAATTCAGATACTACTCGCTTTGAACTTAGAAAGGGTTTTGGTTCATTTACAACAGTAGAGGATACCGCTTATATTATGATTCGGTTTGATTATGACGGAACAGGATTCTTCAAAGTGTCCGAAATTATGATTACCGAAAAAGAGTCAATCTATTTACCAAATAAAGTTGCGGAAGGTGTCCCAGAGGTTGCAAACGAAGTTTTGACATTCGAGAAGACAACCCAAACTTCACTTGACGGTAAATACGATTCGTCAAATATCGAACTCGGCACAGCTACTCTTACTCCGTACTCTACTCAGATTGATAAAATAAAATCTGCAACTTGCCTTTATGAAAAAATTGGCAATATCGTTATTGTAAATGTCACCGTCATTATGAACGCAACATCTTTAGGCGGAACATCTACAATAGCTTTGCTCAATATGCCTTTCTCAAACAAATCGGATGTGATTGTTCATGATATCGGCATAAGCAAAAACGGCGGAATGTTCAGAGGAAGTGTAAATAAATCGGCTTGGTTGCAGTTTACTCCGCTCAATAAACAGGCTTATAATTTCGTCGCTGATGAGCAGGTAAACTTTTCTTTGATTTACAAAATATAAAAATAACGGAGGTATGAAAAATGGAATTAAAAGAAAAAATCACACTTGATATGCTCACAAAGGACAGCGTGTCGGTACTCAGACAGCAGTTTTTGACCTTTAACGGTGAAGAAATGCAGGTAGGTGGCAATATCCGCAACGCATACATGAACAGCAAATCGGGCAGAGAACAGCTCAAAACGGTGCTGTCGGATGAATACTATAACGCTGTCATGGCAGTATGGGGCGACAATCCAACCATTGACGAGCCGACAGAAAGCGAGGTGTAAGCGATGAAGATTGATATTATACAGCTTGCCGAAATCGTATCGGCATTAGCTTTAATCGGTGGAGTTGTGTTTGGTGTTTTTAAATTTATCGAAAACAACAAAAAGCAGAACGCTGAAATCAAAAAAATCAAAGGCGAACAGACTTTGACAATGTATGCACTCCGTGCGTGTCTTGATGGTCTGAAACAGCAGGGTTGTAACGGCAGAGTTACCGAGGCTATCAATAAGATTGATAAGTACCTCAACCAGTCGGCACATTCGGCGGAAGATTTAAATTGAAAGGATGATAATAATGAAAATGACAAACAAAATCTATGATGTACTTAAATACATTGCTCTTATCGTACTGCCTGCAATCGGTACACTTTACTTTGCCGTAGCAGGCATTTGGGGCTTGCCATACGGCGAACAGATTGTAGGCACTATCACAGCCGTTGACACCTTCTTAGGCGCTCTGCTCGGCTTGTCAGCTTATAAATATAACAAAACAGACGAAAGCGAGGAATAATATTATGTCAGCAAAAAGAATCTATCTCAGTCCGTCAAATCAGAATAGGAACACCTATGCAACGGGCGGTACAAATGAAATGGCTCAGTGCGACAAAATTGCCGCCGCAACAGCTAAGGCTCTCAAGCGTTGCGGTTTTGAGGTTATGGTTGCAAAGTCGGGAACGCTTATGCAGACACGCTGTCCCGAATCAGATAAGTTTGGAGCAGACATTCATATGCCGATTCACACCAACGCTTTTAACGGCAAATACACAGGCGGTACAAGAGTTTTCTGCCTGAACTCAAACGGCAGAAAGGCTGCCGAATCGGTGAAAAACGCCCTCGGAGCAATCTCGCCCGGCAAGGATGATTCGGTCAGCTACAAAACCGACCTTTACGAAATCAATGTGCCGAGGGCATTGACCGTGTATGTTGAGTGTGAATTTCATGACACCGTGACAGGCTCGAACTGGATCAGGAACAACACAAACGCAATTGCTGAGGCAATCTGCAAGGGTATGTGTAAATACTTCGGCTATAAGTATAAGTCGGCAAGCTCATCAGGCACAACAAAGCCTACGCAGACATCGAAGCCGACAACATCAAAGCCGAGTACATCTAAAGCGTTTAAGCCGTACATTGTCAGGATTACCGCAAATGACGGTGTGAACATCCGCAAAGGTGCAGGCACGAACTATCCCGTGTGCGGCTCAATTGCAAAAGGCGGAGCGTACACAATCGTAGCCGAAAAATCAGGCACAGGCGCAAAAAAGTGGGGCAAACTCAAAAGCGGTGCCGGCTGGATTGCCCTCGACTACACTGCGAAAATTAAGTAAAACATAAAATTCAACACATAATTGCAAAAATATTCCCCTCATTCGCCGTAAAAAGTGGATGAGGGGAGTTTGTTATTTGTAAATTTAATGATTTTGCATAATATCGCATTTTTTGAAAGCCTGAAAGTACCGATTATATCTGACTTTTCCTGCCTTGCATTTGCCTAACATTTTACCTGTTTTTTTCTGTATTTCGGTGTATTTTAGCGTTAAAAAGATATAAAAAATAACCGCACCAAAAAGCTAAAAACTGGCTTTCTAATGCGGTTTTTTCTATGGTCGAGGTGACAGGACTTGAACCTGCGGCATCTTGGTCCCAAACCAAGCACTCTACCAAACTGAGCTACACCTCGAAATGTTGTTTAATAACAACAGCTTGATTATTATATACCATATTTTCGGATTTGTCAACATAATTTCCGTTTTTTATTCAAAATTAATTCAAATATTTTGAAAATCACCATAAGACAGACCAAAAATGTGGTACAAAACAGCCGTCCCTACATAAGAAACGGCTGTTGGTGCGGGTAACTTGCAGGGGGCATTGGAATGGGGGAAATGGGGGATTTTGTTAGCTATATGTAAGCTACGGAACATAATTATGAACAATTCAGGATAATATAAGACTATATTTTGTTGATGGCATTCACTAATTCTTTGGGGTTAACGTGGGTATAAACCTTTTCGGTCAAGTCCATTTTCGACTTGTGACCGACTATTTTTTTGATGATTGTGTGGTTTACATTTGCCGATACAAGCATTGAAATGCAGGTGTGTCTTGTTTCGTGTATGGTGTGGTCAAATCCTAAATCGTTTTGCAGAGGTGTCCAGTAGTTGCGTTTAAAGTTATCGTATTTCAGCGGCTTGCCATTGGTATTATTCAGAACATATCCACATTGAGAATCGCTGATGAATTTCTGCCAAAACGGCAGTACTTTGTCTGCTATAGGCACGGTTCGTACACCTGAATCGGTTTTTGAACTTTCAACAAAGAAAGTTTGTTCGTCAAGGTTTACATTTGAAATTTTTAGGTCGAGCAATTCGGACACACGCACTCCCGAATAAATCAGCATAAGCACTATTTTTACCGAATCAAGATTTGAATATTCCCACAAAAGATTTATTTCGCTTTCCGAAAACTCCCTGCGTGCTCGTTTTGTTTCATCTGACTTGGCATTGATTTTCAATTTTTCTGCAAGATTGTTACGGAGCATATCGTGAAATATGCAGTATTCGTAGATTTTGTTCAACAGAATTTTAATTCGCCTAACCGATTGATAACCGTTGTTGCAGTTGTCGAGAACTCGTTGCATATCAATGATTTTTATATCGGACATCTTGCGATTGTATAACATTGAGCATTGTTTGTATGCCGCATTATACTGTCTTTTGGTGTTCGGATTTGTGTCTTCGGTGATGAACTCCTTGTACCAAAGTTCATAAATTTCTGAAAAAGTGCGTCTTGCCGAATCAACATCAAACGGGTTTTGATTGTAATCAGCAAGAGCGTTCAGAGCTTTCGGCTTGTTGGGAAAGTAGCCTATAACTCTGCGTTCCTGATTGCGTGTTTCTTTGTTGTAGCCTATTGTCACGCAGGCAACCCACGGATTGCGCCTGTTTCCGCTCAGCTTATAAACAGAGCCGTAGCCGTTAGGCAGTTTCATTTTATACACTCCTTTTGTTTAAAAAAGGGTGCAAAAATCCCTTGTGCTTTAAATTACTTGAAAAACACAAGGGAATGTGATACAATTATTTTGCATTAAACTGCATCATCTGCACCCTGTGTAGGTGATTCCGCTCTGTTCGACTGGTCCTCGAGCAGGGCGGATTTTTTATTGCTTATGTGCGGAGGGTAGTGGAAGGTTTGGTGCGATTTTAAAGAACCCTTTCTATATATATAATATTAGTTTATTTTTCTTATACGAAAGGTTAGAAAAACCCGTAAACCCTCCACCACTCTCCACCTCAACATTACTGCAAAATGTAAACTCGAGTAAACATTTTCGCTTTATCATTCCAATTTGTCCAATCGATTGGACATTTTCAGGATTTGTTTTGTCCATTCGAGTGGACATTTTCGCTGGCTTATTTTGTTTACTTGAGTAAACATTTTCGTTTTATCACCCCAAAATGGGAAATTGATTTCCTATTTTAGGGCGGTTTTTTATTTATTCTATTTAATCGGCAGACCGTGGTTGTCGGTGTATGAAGTTTGTTGATTACATTAGATTATTCAAATCAATGTTGAACCCCATAGCTTTTAACTCTCTTGCAATTGTAAATTCACTTGCGCCGTCAGAATAAACAACACCGCTTAAATCACCGGGTAATTCGATAGAACTATCTGACTGAATTAAAATGGTCTTATTTCTTCCGAGAAGTCCCATAAAATAACCTGCCTCAAAAACAACATTTTGTCTTCCTCTTGCTCTGGGTTCTTCTTCTGAAACTGCTTTGCCGACATCATCGGGAGTAAAAAGAATAATAGCCGCACTTGCTTCACTACCGAAATCTTCAATTTTTTCAATAATTGTTCTGCATGAATTAGGCTGATCGTGTAAGATAATAGGCTCTATGCCGAGTTTTCTTAAAAGTTCAGCTGTTTTATATTTTAGTTCTCCGTCGTGACCGTGAACGATAAACACTTTATTGTTGTTTATCTTACTATCATTTTTTGGTGTGTTTTCATCATCTTCATCAAGGTCGCTGAGCAATTCCTCAAACATAGGAATTGTTGCTTTTAATCCTTTAGAACACCAAATTCGTTGCTGTTCATCATCAAATAACGCACACTGAAAGCGTGTCTTTTTAAAGTTTGTAACTTCAATGCTGTCTTCGCCAAACTCGTTTGTTAAAAATCTAAGTGCACTTGCGTGCCAAGTTTTAAACTCGGGTAAATCGGCTGTTACTCTTTTAGTTAACAGCTCGTTTGCGGTCTGTATTAGTTTCTTTAGTTTTGCACAACTATCCATATTAACACCTCCGTGTAAAATATTGTAGCAAAGTCCGTTTAATGGGACTTTGTAATATATTGCCAATGTTTACTACTTGAAATTGTCGAACAGAAGTTCTATAATTAAATTATAGGAATTTTGTCCGAATCTTACGAATGAAAGGAAATTAATTCATGAAGAAAAACACAGCAATCCGGCAAGAAATAATTGAATACATAGAATCAATCGAAAATCACAAAGCCTTAGTAGCTATACTGAAATTTATAAAAATCATATATCGTCGTAATTTGAACGGTCACGGGGGAGCTTAATGCTCCCCTTTGTTTTTGTCCGAAACTCCTTTAATAAAGTTCTTGAACACTTGCCGTTCAAGTGGAGCCATACTTATATATGTACGAATAATGTCAATGTCGATTTCGTCAAGGTCATACTCTGCTCTAAGAGCATCAATCACGACATCTTCGCTTTCTTCGTCAAACATCTCTCCCTCGCCCGTTTTGAGCCATTCGAGGTTTACATTAAAAACAGCTCCGATGTCCTTTATAGTTCTTTCGGACAATTCTCTTTTTCCGTTTTCACATAAATTTATAAAATTGCAACTCATACCAAGTTTATCTGCAAATTTTTGCTGAGATAGTCCTAAATTTGTGCGTACAACCTTTAATCTATCATTAATGGTCATTGTGTTGTCACCTCTCTTCGCTTATTATTATAAAACAAATTATACAACAAGTCAATATTTATTTTTAAAAAAGTTTTAAAATTATATTGACAAGTCAAGAAAAAAGGATTACAATATATACAACAAGTCAATGAGGAGGTGAAAACAATGACAGATAAACAGGAGATGGACATCAAGTCAATCGGCGCAGAACTTGCGAAAATCTTGATTGATATGACAGATGAAGAAAAGGCTGTTGCTTTCGCAATGATGAAAGGAATGGTCGTGGGTAAGCAAATAGCTGAACAGCAGAAATCAGCTTAGGAGGTGATTTATATGGCTAACACTCATACAGATGAAATTTTTAATGTGTACGGCGCACTTGACAACCTTAACAAACGAATGAAAATCGTTGAGGAAAAAGTGCCTGATTACACTGCGGATATGCTTGAAGTTTATCGAAACCTCGGTGCTCTTACAAAGCGTATTGCAGAACTTGAAGAACTTATAACCAAACCAAAACTAAAGAGGTGAGAAAATGGGATTTTTTAATAATTTATTCAACATAGAAAAAGCACCAACAGTCACCAAGACTGTCAGTGCACCTTATGTTCCGCCTTATCCTTTAGAAAAAGATTTTTACACTTTTGATAAGGTAGAGTGGAGCGGAGCGCTACCACCTCATTCAATGACACTTTCTTTTGTACTTCCTTATTCCGATTGGTGCGAATTTGAAAAGTCAGACCTTTATCGAGATTTGGAGAATTATCTTCAGGAATTACAAAAACGAGGTAACCCGAATGAGAATGCAGACACTCAAGATTGATAGGCAGATGTTCATTGTATGTCGGAACATACTCATCAACACCTTTTGCCTTGTGATGATAAGAATTAACTTCGTGGGTGTTGTAATCTTCGGTGTACTCTATGCCGTTCAGAACTAATTGAATGTCGGTAACAGAAATAGGCAGTTGCGATTTATTGTTAAGTTTATAATGAATGAAAAGTCTTTTCTTTCCCTGCACGCCTAATTTGTATGCGTATTCAAGCATTGTGATTTCCAAATTCACTTTGTGCGAAACAAAATAGTTAATCAGGTTTATTAAAGATATTAAAAAGCCTGCAATGCCTAAAATACCACTAATTATTACCCACATATAATCAGCTCCTTTGCTCGATTATAACATTCGCAAAAGATATTTGCAACACAACCAAAACTAAGGGGGTGAAAAATAATGCCAGAAAAAATTGACACTTTAATTTCTTTGTTATGTGAACATATAAAAAATTATGTTGAAGTTGACAACGGTAATGACGGCGATACTATCGCTAAATTAACAACAGCCCTTGCCGAGTTAGTGTCAGCAAGAGCCGTGTGCTAATTAAGTGGGCAAAGGAGAATGAAAATTGAACAAGTTTTTAATGTTTGTAGTGTTTATTCTCAACGCAATTATCTTACTTCTGCTGATTACTGCAATGCTTATCAAAGCAGGAGTTATCCATTAAATTCAGCAACAAACAACATTTATTTTTAGGAGGTGTACATATGGACACAGTTCAGATGAACAAAAAAATCAAAGAAATTATGGATAGCAGTGATGTCTATCTGCTCTCGGAAGATGTCGCAAAGGCTATTGGAGTTGCTCCGCAAAACTTGCGTGAACAGGCAAAGGACGAACCCGAAAAATTGGGATTCAATGTAATTGTAGTCGGCACATCTATCCGTATTCCGAGAATACCGTTTCTCAATTATATTCTCGGTTCAAACCCGTTGAAAGGAGTATAACAAATGGCATTTAAAGATTTAGAGACCAAAAGGTCGCTTAGAAAAAAGTACCGTGACAGCAAAGACCAGCTTAAATATACGCAAAAAAGTCTTGCAAGCACCGAGCAGGAGCGTGACATTGCGAACAGCCATCTTGAAAAAACAAAAGCAAAACTTAACAAGGTGACAGCCTTATATGTTGCCGAAAGAGCGAAAAACGCAGAACTTGCCCGCAAGCTCAAAGCCCTTGAAACGCCTGAATCCGAAGCATTCAATTTTGAATGTATGGGTGTTTCAAATGTCAACTGAAAAAGAAAAATCCGCTGAAGCTCTGCAAAGCCTCAACGGACAAAGAAAAATACCTTAATTAAATGATAGACAATTTTAAGCGAATTGTCAAGGAGGACTTTAATATGTCAGTAAAAATATCAGCTTTTGAAATCGAAAATGTAAAAAGAGTAAAGGCGGTTGCTTATGAACCGACCGAAAACGGACTTACCGTGTTGGGCGGTAAAAACGGACAGGGCAAGACATCTGTTCTTGACGCAATTGCGTGGGCTCTCGGCGGTAATCGTTTCGCTCCGTCTGCTCCGTACCGTGAGGGTTCAACAATTCCGCCACATCTCAAAATCAAGCTTTCAAACGGTATTGTTGTGGAGCGTAGCGGTAAGAACAGCAGTCTTAAAGTAATTGACACCGCAGGCAACAAAGGCGGACAGGCTTTGCTTGACGCATTTGTCAGTAACTTTGCTCTTGACCTGCCGAAATTTATGAATGCAACCGGCAAGGAAAAGGCTGACACGCTCCTGCAAATTATCGGTGTAGGCAACAGAGTTTACGAGCTTGAAACGCAGGAAACACAGGTGTATAACGAGCGCCGTGCTATCGGTCAGATTGCAGACCAAAAGAAAAAGTTTGCCGCCGAAATGCCCGAATACGAAGGTGTGCCGAATGAACCTGTATCAGCCTCTGAACTTATCAATAAACAGCAGGAAATTCTTGCACGCAACGGTGAAAATAACCGCCTGAGAGCAGAAAAAGATAACCTTGAAAGCCGTGCCAACAATTTGCAGAGCGAAATCAACAGGCTTAACGAGGATTTGAGAAAATACAATTCCGAACTTACAAAAGTGCTTGCACAGCTTGAACAGAGCAGAAAGACCGTTGCCGAACTGCACGATGAAAGCACGGCAGAGCTTGAAAGAAACATTACCGAGATTGATGAAATTAACCGCAAAGTCAGAGCCAACCTCGATAAAGCGAAAGCTGATGAGGACGCAAAGGAATATTACGGCAAGTACGCCGATATGACGGCACAGCTTGAAGAAATCCGCAAAACAAAATATGACCTGCTCAACAACGCAAACTTGCCTCTTGACGGCTTATCGGTTGAAAAAGGCGAGCTTACATATAACGGTTTTAAGTGGGACAACATGAGCGGTTCGGAACAGCTTCGTGTCGCTACGGCAATTGTTCGCAAGCTCAATCCCGAATGCGGATTTGTCCTGCTTGACAAGCTCGAACAAATGGATACCGACACACTCAAAGACTTTGCAAAATGGCTTGAATCAGAGGGATTGCAGGCTATTGCAACAAGAGTTTCAAACGGCGATGAATGTTCAATAATCATTGAGGACGGCTATATTAAGTCCGAAACAACCACACCTGTTACAACACCGACTTGGACAGAAGGAGAGTTTTAATTATGGCTACAAGAACTACAGCTAAAACAACAGCAAAAACAAATACAAATGAATGTGTAATCAAATGCAATCCGCACAGAGAGCTTGCCTGCGGTTATACCAAGGTCAAGATTATGCCTGAAAACTATTCGAGAATTGTTTTGATTGCAGGTATGACAGGCAAGTCAATACAGGATTTGACAAACGAACTGCTCAACTACGCAATCGACTATGTTGTCATTGATGTTGACGGTAATAAAATCAATTTTTCAGATGTACAGGGGGTGAGATAATGAACATCACAAGAGGTAAAATCAAGTCGGCGCAAAAAGTTGTAATTTACGGACCTGAGGGTATCGGCAAATCAACATTTGCTTCGCAGTTTCCGAATCCTCTGTTTATTGACACGGAGGGCAGTACAAAAAATCTTGATGTTGCGAGAATGGATAAGCCGACATCGTGGACTATGCTCAAAAGTCAGCTTGAATATATCAAAAGCAATCCGACTGTATGCAAGACGGTTGTCATTGACACAATCGACTGGGCAGAACAGCTTTGCATTGATGATATTTGCTCAAAATATGGTAAGAAAGGTATTGAAGATTTCGGCTACGGAAACGGATATGTTTATGAAAAAGAAGAGTTCGGCAGATTTTTGAACAGCCTTGAAGATTTGATTGACAGGGGTATAAATGTTGTGCTTACCGCACACGCACAGCTCCGCAAGTTTTCACAGCCTGATGAAATCGGCGAGTATGACCGTTGGGAGCTAAAACTCGGCAAAAAGACTGCTTCACAGATTTCTCCGCTTGTAAAAGAATGGGCGGATATGGTGCTTTTCGCAAATTATAAAACAGTAGCGGTAGCGACCGACAAAGACGGCAGAAAGTACAAGGCACAGGGCGGAGGGAGAGTGATGTACACGCTTCATCACCCTTGTTGGGACGCAAAGAACCGTCACGGACTGCCCGAAGAAATGGACTTTAGCTATGCAGGCATTGCCCACATTTTTAATGATGTTGAACCTGTAAATAACGCTCCTGTTCCGCAGAATCCGATACCTCAGCCGCCTAAGGCAGAGCCTGTGACACAGCCTGTACCACAACCTACGCAGATTGAAAAAGCTCCAGAATCTGTACCGCTGTCAACACCTCAGATACAGAATGATAAATCTGTCAATATTCCCGAGGGCATACCAAAAGCTCTTGCCGACCTTATGAGAGCTAACGGTGTTGATGAAAGCGAAATCAGACAGGCGGTGTTTACACAGGGACACTACCCTTACGATACACCAATCACAAACTATGACCCACGATTTATTAGCGGTTGCATTATTCCAGGATGGAATAAAGTGCTTGAAGTAGTTCAGAGCAACCGTGACTTACCGTTTGAATAAGAAAGGAAGATGTATAAATGGATAGAGAATTTGGTTGGAACGACGAAATAACCGAAGAGGGCGGAAATTATGAACCGCTCCCCGAGGGTGATTATGATTTTACGGTAGCAAAAGTTGAGCGTGCACGCTCGCAGGGTAAAGGTAAACTGCCACCATGCAATATGGCGAAAGTGACTTTTGATGTGTGGGGAGCAGATGACAAGCGAGAAATTACAGTTAATTTCGTACTGCACTCCTCGCTTGAATGGAAGCTGTCACAGCTCTTTTTGTCCGTGTCGATGAAAAAGCACGGCGAACCGCTCCGTATGGATTGGACAGGCATTATCGGTAAGAAAGGTAAATGTCAGGTTCTCATCCGCAAATATGTCAAGAATGACGGCACAGAGGGCGTAACAAATGACATCAAGTATTTCTATGCCTACGATGAGCAGGTGACAACGATATCGCCTGCCGTAGCACAGTCTGCACCTCAGCAGTATGTACAGCCTACATATCCGCCGCAGTATAACACACAGCCTGCAACGCCGAATACTGCGATGCCGAATAACTGGACACCGGATAGCTTTTAATGCAGTTACGACCGTACCAGAATGAAGCGAAGAATGCCGTTTTCTCCGAGTGGGAAAGCGGCAATTTAAAAACATTACTTGTTTTGCCTACAGGCTGTGGCAAGACAATAGTTTTTGCAAAAATCACCGAAGAATGTGTCCGCCGAGGTGACAGGGTGCTGATACTTGCCCACCGTGGTGAGTTGCTTGACCAAGCGGCGGACAAAATTCAAAAGGCAACAGGACTTAATTCGTCAGTTGAAAAAGCCGAGCAAAGTTGCATAGGTTCGTGGAACAGGGTTGTTGTAGGCTCTGTACAGACGCTTATGCGTGAGAAAAGGCTGTCTAACTTTGACAGCGATTATTTTGACACAATCATTATTGATGAAGCACATCACTCAATCAGCGACAGCTATCAGCGTGTGCTTGAACATTTTGACAATGCAAAAGTGTTGGGTGTTACCGCAACACCCGACCGAGGAGATATGAAAAATTTAGGAACAGTATTTGATTCACTTGCGTATGAATACACACTCCCTAAGGCTATCAAAGAGGGGTATCTGTCACCGATTAAAGCCGTAACAATACCGCTTACACTTGACCTTTCGGGAGTTGCCACACAGGCAGGAGATTTTAAAGCAAGCGATATTGACACGGCACTTGATCCGTATCTTTATCAGATTGCCGAAGAAATGAAAAAATACTGTAAGGACCGTAAAACTGTTGTGTTTTTACCTCTTGTAAAAACATCACAAAAATTTCGTGACATTTTGAATGAGAAAGGTTTTAAGACGGCAGAAGTCAACGGTAACAGCGAGGACAGAGCAGAGATATTGCAGGACTTTGAAAACGATAAATACAATGTGTTGTGCAACTCAATGCTTTTAACCGAGGGTTGGGACTGCCCAAGCGTTGACTGTGTTGTCGTGTTAAGACCTACAAAGGTGCGTGGACTTTACTGCCAAATGGTCGGCAGAGGAACAAGACTTGCTCCAAACAAGACGGAGCTTTTGCTACTCGACTTTTTGTGGCACACCGAAAGACACGAACTTTGCAGACCTGCACATCTCATTTGCGACAATGAAGAAGTCGCACAAAAAATGACAGAAAACTTATCAGAACAGGCAGGTTATCCGATTGACATTGAAGAAGCGGAGGAAAAAGCAAGTGAAGATGTTGTTGCTCAGCGTGAAGAAGCGCTTGCAAATCAGCTTGCGGAAATGCGAACACGCAAACGCAAACTTGTAGATCCGTTGCAATACGAAATGTCAATTCAGGCGCAGGACCTTGCAGGATATGTTCCGGCATTCGGCTGGGAGTGTTCTCCGCCTACAGACAAACAGAAAGCAAAACTTGAAAAGCTCGGAATATTCCCCGATGAAATCCAGAGTGCCGGCAAAGCAAAACTTATTCTTGACAGGCTCGAAAAGCGGAGAATTGAGGGCTTAACCACACCTAAACAAATCCGTATGCTTGAAAGCAGAGGTTTTCAGCACGTGGGCAAATGGCAGTTTGACGAAGCGTCAGCTTTGATTTCAAGGATTGCCGCAAACGGTTGGAGAACTCCGAAAAACATTAACCCGAAAACATATGTACCGCAAAGCGAGGTGAATACGGTTGGACTTACTTAATGCACTTGAATACATCAGTCCGTCAGAACTTGACTACCAAGACTGGGTAAATGTCGGAATGGCACTCAAACAAGAGGGATACAGCGTAAAGGACTGGGACGATTGGAGCAGAGCAGACAGCCGATATCACAACGGTGAGTGTGAAAAGAAATGGCAGAGCTTTAACGGCTCTGCCTCACCTGTCACAGCAGGCACGATAGTCCAAATGGCAAAAGACAGAGGTATGACTTTCCGTGAATCGAAAGAACTCGGCTGGGATGATGAAATTGCTTTTGAACAGGGCGATATCGGAGTAACAGCCTGTGAGGGTGTAAAGTTTCACGAGCCTGCAAACTGGAATCCTGTGAATGAAATCGTAACATACCTTGAAACCCTCTTTGACAGCTCCGAAAATGTCGGCTATGTTACTGAAACTTATAAAAAAAATGACAACGGCAAGGTTAAATATTCGCCAACACAAGGCAGTTGTGACCGTACAGCAGGTGAGCTTATTGCCGCCCTCAACAATTGTGACGGTGATATTTCAAATGTATTCGGCGATTACAAACCCGAGGCAGGCGCGTGGATAAGGTTTAATCCGTTGGATGGTAAGGGTGTTAAAAACGAGAATGTAACCGATTATCGTTACGCTCTGGTGGAATCTGACTGTATGGCTCTTGAAGAGCAAAACGCAATCATCAGAGAGCTTGAACTGCCTGTTGCGGTGCTTGTTTATTCGGGTGGAAAATCAGTCCACGCTATAGTTAAGATTGATGCCGCAAACTATGACGAATACCGCAAAAGGGTTGATTATCTCTACAACGTATGCAATAAAAACGGCTTTGAAATCGACAAGCAGAACCGCAATCCGTCAAGGCTGAGCCGTATGCCCGGTGTTATCCGCAACGGCAAAAAGCAGTTTATCATTGACACAAACATCGGTAAATCAGACTTTGCCGAGTGGAAAGACTGGGTGGAGAGCATTAACGATGACTTGCCCGATCTTGACAACCTTGCAGATTTTTTTGAAAATCCTCCCGAACTTGCTCCGCCTCTGATTGAGGGAGTATTGCGACAGGGACATAAAATGCTCCTCGGCGGACCCTCAAAAGCAGGTAAGTCATTTGGTCTTATCGAATTGTGTATTGCAATTGCCGAGGGAACAGAATGGTTCGGCTTTAAGTGTGCGCAGGGCAATGTCTTGTATGTGAATCTTGAGCTTGACCGTGCGTCCTGTTTTCACAGATTCAAGGACGTATACGAAGCACTTGGACTTGAACCCAAAAACTTAAACAGAATTGATATTTGGAATTTGCGTGGCAAGTCCGTGCCTATGGATAAGTTAGCGCCTATGCTCATACGCAGAGCTTTAAAAGGCAACTTTATAGCTGTTGTGATTGACCCGATATACAAGGTTATTACAGGTGATGAGAACAGTGCGGATCAAATGGCACATTTCTGCAACCAGTTTGACAAGGTATGTACAGAAATCGGATGTGCGGTAATCTACTGTCACCACCATTCAAAAGGTGCTCAGGGCGGTAAAAAGTCAATGGACAGAGTTTCGGGCTCGGGTGTTTTCGCTCGTGACCCCGATGCACTCCTTGACCTTACAAGGCTTGAAATCAGCGAAGATTTGATGAAACAGCAAAAGAATGAAAGGACCTGTAAAATCTGTAAAGACTGGATAGGTCGCTTCAATAAAATCAACGAAGTGTGTTCGCAGGACGATTTGGTAATGTCAAATAATATGATTGACATCGCACGCAAAACGCTTCCTGAACAGTCTTTTAAGCTGATGATGTCAGATGTTGCCCGTGCCGAAAAAACCGTAAAAGGGATGTCAGCGTGGAGAATAGAGGGTACTCTGAGAGAGTTTCCGGCATTTGATGCACTTAACCTTTGGTTTGATTATCCGATACACAAATTAGATACAACAGGCGTGTTGAAAGACTGTAATTTTGAGGGCGATTTTAACATCAAAGGCTCGCCCTACAAGAAGAATTTTAGCAAGAAAAAAAGTGAATCGGAACGCAAGCAGGAACAAAACAATGCCCTCGAAACAGCGTTTAGCGGTGCTGAGGAAAACGGTCAGGCAAATGTAGCTGACTTAGCAGAATATATGGGAAAGTCCGAAAAAACGGTCAGACGATACATAAAAGAGCACGGCGGTTTTTGGATAGACGGCGGTGAAGTAGGACGAAAGGACACGGACAAAGTCGAATAATTTGTCTGTCTGTCCGAGGGACAAAGTCGATAAATTTTATGTCCCTGTCCGTGTCCCTAAGAGGGACAAAGTCGATAAAAAATCGAAAATGTCCCTCTCGGACAAAAACAGGGACAAAGTCGATAAATTATCGAGAATGTCCGAGGGACAGACAAAACTATATATACTACGTATATATAAACGGTGTCCGTTCCCTAAAGGTCACAGGGGTGAAGTAGTTGTGCGAAGCTTACGCACAACAACTCCTTCCCCTGACCTGTGACTAAAAGCAAAATTCAAAAATTAAAAGTAGCTTTAATGCTTTAAAGGAGTGAAATATAAAAATGGATTTTTTTATGGCGATGATACCGCCGACCGTAACTGCACAGGAACATAAGGTTATGGTAAAAAACGGCAAACCTGTTTTTTACAATCCGCCCGAGGTGAAACAGGCAAGAGAAAAGCTCACGTCACATTTAGCAAAATTTAAACCGTCAGAACCGTACAAGTCGGGTGTCAGACTGATAACAAAGTGGTGCTTTCCTCGTGGTAAACATCAGGACGGCGAATATCGTATAACAAAACCTGACACGGACAATCTGCAAAAAATGCTAAAAGACTGTATGACCGCTATCGGCTTTTGGTCTGATGACGCACTTGTCGCAAGTGAGATATGCGAAAAGTTCTGGGCAGAGGTTTCGGGCATTTACATCAAGGTGGAAGAACTGTGAATATCTCGGAAGTTAAACGCAACCTTGAAAGAACCGTGCTGTACAATGGAGCAGAATACATTCTGAAAGGCTGTATCATCAGACGGAATACAACAGGTCAGTTTTGTTATCAAGCCGAACTTGCGGACACTAAAGCCAAAAGCTCGTTGATTGTAACTGCACTTGATAAGATTGACGAAAGGAGAG